GAATCCAATTTATAACGGTGTTGAAGTTGATGGTGATTCAGGAGCAGTTGTTGCTTACTGGGTAGCAAATAAACATCCAAAAAGTAAAAGTGATGGTTATGTTACCAACCATAAAAGAGTAAAAGCATTTGGAGATAAAACCGGGGATCCTAATATTTTACAGCTAATGGAACCTGAAAGATGCGAGCAATATCGTGGAGTTCCTTATTTAGCACCAGTAATTGAAGCTTTAAAACAAATAACTAGATATACAAAAGCCGAATTGACTGCAGCAGTTGTGCAGTCATTTTTTACTGCTTTTATAAAACAGGATGGCCCGGCCAATGACATACCTTTTGGAGAAACTTTCATGGGTGAAGAACAGGTCGATGAAGAAGACCCTAATTCTTATGAAATGGGAGCTGGAACAATAAATGTTTTAGGCGAAGGTGAAAGTGTTGAATTTGGTGATCCAACCAGACCAGGTAATAACTTCGAACCTTTTGTAAATGCTATGGCCAAACAGATTGGTGCAGCTTTAGAAATACCTTATGAATTATTGAATAAAGCATTTTTATCTTCTTATTCAGCAAGTAGAGCTGCATTATTAGAAGCCTGGAAAGCGTTTAAGATGCGCAGGACCTGGTTTGCTAATGATTTCTGTCAGCCAATTTATGAATTATGGTTAACAGAAGCGGTGGCCCGGGGAAGAATTAAAGCACCTGGTTATTTCAATGATCCGGCTGTCAAAAGAGCATGGTCTTCTGCTGAGTGGATTGGACCAGCTCCAGGACAGGTTGATCCAGTTAAAGAAGTTACTGCTGCAATTATGAGAATAGAAAATGGTCTATCAACTAGAGAAAGGGAAACCACCGAGCTCAATGGAAGCAATTGGGACGATAATATAAAACAGCTAATTAAAGAAAACAAAAAGATCAGAGAAGCCTATGAAGGGCTTGGGGAGGATGATCAAAATGCTGTTCAAAATCTAGTTAAAACTCTATATAACAAAGAGATTGAAAAGGGGGCGACAGAAATTGACTAAGTTTTGGTCTTTTAAAAATATTGAAAATGAAGATTCAGAAAGTCTTGAGCTAAGAATTGAAGGCGAAATTAAAGACGATCGAAACAGCTGGCTTTATGACTGGTTAGGAATTCCCTATGCCAGTAAGAACCAACTTAAAGATGTTTTATTAGAAAATAAAGATAAAGACATAACGGTTTGGATTGACAGTCCAGGAGGATCTGTTTTTGCAGCTGCTGGTATTTACACACTGTTAAAAGAGCACAAAGGTAAAGTTGTAGCAAAAATAGACGGTAAAGCAATTTCAGCAGCAAGTATGATCTTAATGGCTGCAGATGAAAAGTATATCTCACCGGTTGGCCAGGTTATGATCCACAACCCTATACCTGCTAATGGAGTGTTTGGAGATGCTGAGGAATTAAGAAAAGTTGCTGATGTATTAGATGAAATAAAAGAAACAATAGTAAATGCATATATTGCTGGTACTGGTCGGCCTAGAGATGAAATCTGGGAAATGATGAATCAAGAAACCTGGATGAGTGCAAATACAGCTGTCAATGAAAAATTTGTAGACGGAGTTCTTTATCAAGATAATGATGAAGAATTTAATGTCAAAAACATTAAAGATTATGAGTTTAAAAGACTGCAAATCGTTAACAGTATGGAAACATCTATTAAAAAGATGATATCCATAAAATCAAATGAACAGGCTGCAGAGAATAAATCTGCAGAAGATAATTCTCAAAAGGAAGGTGATCAGGAAGTGGAAATTAAAAATCTCGAAGATTTAGTTAATGCTTATCCGGATTTAGTAAAGGAAGCAAAGAACCAGGCTGTTGAAGCAGAAAGAGAAAGAATTAAAAACATTGATGAAATTGCAGACAACATTGATCAGGAGCTAGTTAATAAAGCCAAGTTTGATGAACCAATGGATGCAAAAGATTTAGCTTTTGAAGCGATGAAATCTGATAAGAAAAAAGCTGATCAGTATTTAAATGATGTTCAGCGTGATACCAAAGAGTCTGGTGTTGATGAAGTTAAGGCAATGGCCGCAGAAGAAAAAGAAGACATTGAAAATAAAGAAAAAATAACAAAAGAAGCTAAAAGTTTAGCTGATACTGTTAATAAAAAAAGGGGGCTTAACTAATGGAAAACCTCAACAGTGAAATCGGAACTTTTGAATATGATAATTTAATTGCCGGAAATGCTGTACCTATTTTATCAGCAGAAGTTACTCTTGCTAAAAATCAAGGGGTTGTTGAAAAAGGTACTGTTTTAGGTGTTGTTACTGCAACTGGTCTTGCGGTCCCGGTAGATGATTCAAAAGCTGATGGCTCAGAAAAACCTCATTCTATTTTGACAGATAATGTAGATACCGGAGATGGCTCTGCAACTGATGATTTTATAACTACAGCATATGTAAGCGGTTTGTTTAACTCTGCAGCACTTATTTTCGGCGGAGATGATGTTGTAGCTGATCACGAGCTTGAATTAAGAAAGCTTGGAATTTTTCTTAAAGAAAATAAATAATTAATTAAATTGGAGGGAACAAAATGAGTATTGAATTATATGACACTAGAACACTTTTAGAAGCAGTAAAAATAATGAAGTCTCCTCAAACTTTCTTGAGAGATACATTTTTTTCTGATGTGGATACTTTCATCACAGAAAATGTAGATGTTGATTTCAAAAAAGGAAAAAGAAAAATGGCTCCATTCGTTGCTCCTAGAATCGGTGGGGTAGTTATGGACCGCCAGGGCTTTAAAACCGAGACATATACACCACCAAAAATTGCTCCTGAAAGAATTATGTCTAAAGATGATATAACAAATAGAGCAATGGGAGAATCAGTTTATAGTCAAAGATCTCCAGAGGAAAGAGCTAGAGAATTAATAGCTGATGATTTAATCGAGCTCGATGAATATATCACCAGACGTGAAGAATGGATGTGCCGAGAAGTTCTGTTAAACGGTAAAGTTATAATTACCAGCGAAGGGGCAGAACAGCAAATCGATTATGGTTTCACCAACAAAGAAGCTTTAACAAGCACTGATGTTTGGTCTGACACTGATAACTCTACTCCTTATGCAGATCTTAAAGAAAAACGCAGGGAGATTATACAAAAAACTGGTAGAGCTCCTAAAATTGCAGTACTGGGTTACAATGCATGGGAATTATTTGCTGCACACCCCGACACTAAAACTAAATTAGATACTATGAGATTGAATTTAGGTAATATTGAACCTTCTGTTCAATCACCAAGCCTAACATTTTTAGGTAAACTTCAAGAGTTAAACCTTGAACTTTACACCTATGATGAATGGTTCTTAGACGACAACGGGGATGAGCAGCCAATGATACCTGCTAATACTGTAGTAATGGGCTCTCAGGGAATGAATCGTAGATTTTACGGGGCTGTAACTCAATTAGAAGATAGTGGTTTTGTAACAATTGAAGGAGAAAAAGTTCCTAAAATCTGGAATGACAAAAATAATGATGTAAGAAAAATTAGATTAACATCAAGACCGCTGCCAGTTCCTAAAGATGTAGACTCCTGGTATGTGCTTGAAGTTAACTAAAGGAGGTAACTAAATGTTTAAAGTGACTAATTATAAAGTTAGACACAATAAAAAAGTATACGGACCAACAGAAAAAGAGGACATAATCAAAGATTTAAGCAAGAAAAAAGAAAAAGAGCTTGCAGCTAAAGGTTATGGAGAAATTGTTGAAACAGTTTCAAAAAAAGAAAGCTCTAAATCTGATGGCCCAGGCAAAGAAAAAGAGATTGAAATTATACCGGATGATTTTACAGTTGAAGAAGTTGAGGGATTAATTTCTGAGACTGATGATCTGGATGAGCTTTACGACATGCTTGATTTTGAAAGAGAAACTAAGAACAGAAAAGGGGTTGTATCCCCGCTGGAAGAAAAGATTGGTGAAATGGAAGAACCACCTGAAGAAGGGGAAGTGAATGTTGATTTAGATCCTGATCAAGTAATCACTGATTAAGGTGTGATATTATGCCAAAATTAAAAGATTACTTACAATCTGACCTTGATATATTTATGAACACTGATGAATTTGCAACCACTCACAGCGTAAACGGGACTGAAATGGATGTAATTATTGATAATGATTTAATTGAGCAATGGGGTAAAAATAGGCAGACTGGGTTTAAGGATCCTACTGGAATTTATAGTGCAGATATGATGTTCATTGTAAAGGCTGCAGATTTCGGGGATAAACCTTTACCTGGAGAGAATATCCGCTTCGACGGCGACTTATACCAGGTAGCGGACTCAAAAGAGGAAACAGGGTCATATCTGATCGGATTGGTGGCGAATTTCTCATGATAGAAATTTCAACAAATATGGTTAAAGAGATTGAAAAAA